AGGGTAATAACTCTGACAGATTGCTCATTAGACACTCCAACCAATCGTTGCATCCACATACGTCATAGTAATTTCTGCAAAGTTTTTGTCAAAAGTTAAATCCGTAGCAGAACTAGCGATATTTGAACCATTACGTGCAACAGTGAAGTTAGTTGTTGCTGCAGCACCTGTTCCGTCTTTGACAACGACAAAATCTCCTGCTGATGGAGAAGCAGGCAAAGTTATGGTAATTGAACCTGCGCTCGCTACAAGAAACTGAGCAGACGTTGCTGTGGTGTTAACACCAACAAGTTGTGGTTGAGGAAATCCTGCAGCTTCAGCAGCTGATGTCCAAGTTGTACCGTTTGACTTTAGAACGTTTCCACTTGTTCCTGGAGCTACAACTTGAGGTGCATTGGTGCCATTTCCAAGTATCACATTATTAAGTGTTAGATCAGCACTTTTGATTACTTTTCCTGTGGTACCGTTCATAGCAACTAACGCATTATCAACAGAAGTTGAAGGACCAGTAACATCGCCTGTGGTGCCTGTGGCTGAAGCTATTTCTTTAACAGCACCAGATGAATTTTTAAAATATAATTTTTCATCATTTGTATTAAGAGCTAATTCACCATCTTGTAAATCACTTGCACTTGGTATAGCAGAGGCAGTTGAACTACGATAAAGTTGTATTGGTGTAAAACCTGATTGTGGCATTAGAATGTACCTCCTGAAATTCCTGACGTTGCTGTTAAAGAAGTGAAAGTTCCAGCTGCTGGAGTTGATCCACCTATAACAGCGTTATTAATTGTTCCCCCTGAGATTGTAGGAGCGATTGGAGAAGCTAGTTTAGCAGTGGTTACAATACCGTCTGCCAACTGATCTGTAGTTAACGGTATGTCTGTGGGTGAATTACCAATATATGGATTTGACATTATGTTATCTCCAGAACTGATAGAACAGCATCGACTGAACTTGCTGCACTTGAATTAACTTTGATTGAATCCCCAGTAATCATCACTATTTTTTGATTGCCTCCGATTGGAACTAACGCACCCCCAACAGGCACAGGTGCGTCTTTAACAATGTAAGTGTCATTTGCCCCATCATTTAATGTAACGTCAATGTTAACACTCGATGCACTCGTGTTAGCTACTGTCAAACCAATAACAGTGGTCTGAGTAGAAGCACCCACAGTATAAGAACCAACCGCTGTAAGTGCCGTTCCTATGGACCTCGATAGCTTCCTTGTAAATGTATTAGCCATGTTTTCTCCTTAACCTAATGCTATCGCTAAAGCAATTACATCGTCTGTTGTTACTCCTGCTGTTGGTGCTTGTGACACCCATGTTGTACCATTGCTCGTTAATACATTACCATTTGCACCTGAACTTGTCAGACCTGTGCCACCATTAGCCGCAACTAAAGTTCCTGAAACAGTTATATCACCTGTTGTTAAAGTGTTGGGTGTAAGACCTGTTGTTCCTCCACTGAAACTTGTAACTGCTGCAGTGACAGCACTATTCCAAACAAATGCGCTACCGTTCCACTTTAAAAATGTGTCAGTCACAGTTGGTGCTGTTAGAAAATTAGTAGTCCCAGAAGCTGTATTGTATACGATTTGGTTTGCTGCACCGCCAGCCACATTGGTTGCACTTGCCGCAGTTCCTGAAATGTCGATGCCCCAAGTTCCGGTTGCCCCTGTACCGTTTGTTTGGGGAGCACCGACATCACTGGCAGTTAATGTTACAGCCCCAACTTGACCGTTAACAGAAGTGACTGTGTTACTTTGATCTAATTTTTGCCAAACTGAAGTGCTACTATAAACAGCCCAATCACCAACTTCCCAATCTGTAACACCGTCAAGATTAGTGTTTCCAGCAACACTAACGATATAATAATGACCTTGCGTGCCTACTCCAGAAGCTAATGATGGAGTGTTTGTGGATGCATTCCATGTGCCTTGGTAGTCTAAACCTGTTTGGAAACTAGCTGTAGTAACTCCTGTTATAACACCTTTGGCATCAACCGTTATTACTGGTATTAAATTTGATGATCCATATGTTCCTGCACTAGCTCCAGAATTTGGTAAATCCGCATTTACTAATGCTCTAAATGCTGTAGGTGCATTAGGACCAGAAGCAGGGCCACCATAAAACACATTTGCAGGTTGATCAGTTTGTATTAATGCCGATCCCCATGTATAAGCACTAGTTCCACCAGAAATCAAAACTTGCCCTGCGAGACCAACTGAGCCTAATGCAATGTCTGACCCACCACCATAAGCAATAGCTCCAGGAGTTGAAGTGTTGCTTCGGCCTGTTCCACCTTGATCGATAGGAAGTATACCATCTATTTCGTCTTGGTTTGATAAATTTACAGGAGGATGTTGATGGTCTCCTCTGGCTAATTCATTTGAAGTTCCTGCCGATCCTCCAGTAGTAGTGACCAACGGTACGTTGTCTTCAAAGTCTGCTGTTAAAGTTACATTGCTACTTAAATTACCCCCACCTTCTAAGCCATTGCCTGCAATAATTTGCGTGCTTGTAGGGACATAACCTGATATTGTAGCTGTAACCGAAGTTATAGCTGTAACTCTTCCTGTTGAGTCTACAGTCATCACAGGTATCTGAGTAGAACTTCCGTAAGTTCCTGCCGTTGCACCAGAAGTTGCGAGTTGAGCTGTTCCTACCCCACCATTTGCAATGCTCAAAGTTACATCTGATGAAAGAGGACCACCGCCTGCCATTCCAGTACCAGCTATAACTTGTCTGGTCGTAGGCACTCCAGAAACTTGAAGCAGGTCACCAGCTCTAACTTGATAACTAACACCTTGGTAAGTGAACAAAAGCAGTCCGTCAGGTGATGCTACTGGCGCAGTTGGTAGTTGGGTAACTCTGCTAGGTATTAAATTACTAGGAACGTCTGACATCAATCCATCTCCAAATACTTATCACCATCTTCTGTGATAATAAATTCATCGCCAGCTTCTTGTATCACTCCGGCAGGATGAGTGTCTATATTAGTATCAGGACGATTAAAAGGTAAAACGATCTGATCAGGTCTTCTGGGAGGAAGAAGATACGGATCATAATCGTCTTTGTCTGCTTCACAAACCATCAGTCCTGGAAAATTAGGATCAGGATGCAAATCAGCTAAAAAGAATTTGCGAGAACATCTAGCGCAAATACCTATACCAAAAGTTGGTTGTCCTTGGGGATCTAAATAAACACTCATGCCGTGTAAACTCCAATTCCAGGATTTATTTGTATTGGAGAACCATCATTGTCACCATCCCAAGCTCTTTGTACACTTCTCTCTGCTCTTGCTTCTAGCAAAGGCAAAAGCTGAATATCAGCTGATGGCGTTTCTAAACAAACTCTTGCTGCAAGACCATTTATTATAGCCTCCAACCATCTATCAGGTATTTCTATTTCTTGCTGCAAATTGTCAGTGTCCATAATTTGACGATGACGCCACAATGAAATAACATATTTTTCTGAAGCAACATTTGGAGCTGGCCACAAATTAACAACAGGTTGAGGCAAATTTCTTTGGTAGTAAAAACTTGTAGGTCTTCCAGAAAATGTCAAATTGCTTTGATTCACATAATTGTCTCTGCTCAAAATGCCCATGGGTATAGCTTGAGGCATGTTTCCTAAAGTTATAGAAGTAGTAGAAATAGTAGAGACACCGTCTGTTGGTATTATTCTAAAATATTGTTTTGCTAATGCTCCAGTTATTTCATCCCAAGTTATGTTACCTGCAACTGCAGTAGAACCTGTAGAAAGATTAGTGCTTGTAGAAGTTCCGACTGTTGTCCAAGTCACGTTGTCTGTGCTAGTTTGAAAAGTCACCGGAATAGCTGTTGCTGACCATTTTATTCCTATGAAATTAACTATCGTTGGCGTAGTGAAATTTACTAGATAAGAAGTGTTAGTAGAAGTAACCGTTCCACTTAACTCTTGTAATGTGTTCAAGTTTATATTCAAAACATCTATGGTGCCAACAGGCAAAGTTACTATTTGATTATTTTCATACATAGGCAAAAGCTGTTGTTGTATGCACCAACTTGGTGTTTTTATATTAGCTAATTCATCTAAGAAAAAAGAAAGAGAGTCTAAAGCATAACTTTGCATTTCTGAAGTTATAGCTTGTGCAGGCATACGACACCTTCTGAAAGCATGATCTACAACTTTCAGAGCGTTAAATGTCTTTGCAGCAATGTTGCCTGAGTAAGCCATATCAACCTCATGTTATGAAATCGGTTGCTGATGCAGCAGACCCTTTTGCCGTTAGATCAACCCCAACCTTTTTGCATTTTGAAAATTCTGTCACCTTCCATGGGCTTGAAACCACCCAATCCGCTGACAGATCCACCTTTAGCTTTTTTGTCCATAGTTCCTACCGAAGAATAAGCTCTACGACCCATAGATTTTTCCATGCCTTTGCTCTCATCACGACGAGATTTAAAAGATTGAGACTTTTTGCCGTTTCTCATTCCTAAAGACTCATCTAATTTATCATTGTATCCTTGTGCCATTTTTTGCTCCTATTTCATTTTAGAAAAAGTTTTAGCAAGACGTGCTCGCTGTTGAGTTTTAGCAGACGGTTTTGGTCCACCTGCTTTTGCTGGCTGACCGCTTGCAACTTTGTTCAATGCTCCTTTTGGAATGTTTTCTCCTTTAGGAACATCCATGTAACTACGCAAAGCTCCTGGTTTTTTGACAGCACCTTGGATCCAATCTTTTTTAGAACCGCCTTTTGCATAAAAACCTTTTTTGACTTCTTTTTCAGCTTCGCCTCGCAACCTCGTCATTTCATCACGAGCATTTCTTTCTCTTGATGCTACGCGCCTCATTTGTTGAGACTTGTCTCTACGTTCTTGAGCGTCATTAGATCTGCGTGATCTAACTCTCCTAAGTTCATCAGCTGCATCATCTTGCACGCCTATGACCCTAGCTTCTTCATCACGAATATTTCTCATTCCACCACGACTCATCCTCTTAGGTTTAGCTGAACCGCCTTTGGAATATTTTTGAAAACCAAAACTTTCTGGAAAATCAAAATCTTTTGTCATGTTTGATCTCCTGGAATTGCTTCTGCATAAACTTTTATGCCATACAGAATAATAGTGTAAGTGTCGCCAGCAGACGCATTCCTAGTGCTAAAAGCTACGTCACCAGCGTTGTTGGTTCCCATAGCTCCAGTTGCATTATAAGGTATGGAAGGATCATAACCTATATCATAAAGTTGATCATTAGGTATAGTTAAAGCTATGCTGTTGCCACCATTTCCAATCCAAATAATATCTACTCCCATGTCTTCAGTTTGAGCATATATTTTAGAAATTTTTACACCAATACAAGCTAAACCATGAGAATTAGGATTAAGACCTGAGACATCAACTTTAGTTACTTCTGACTCGCCAGTTCCATCAGAGATGTTGGTAAATTTAGCAACATATAATCGCTCACCATCTTGAAGAACTTGAGTTGTGACTGCATCAGCCATAATTTACCTCCCTTTAAGAGAGATTGTTGTTTTGAATATACATCACAGTCAATGTAGCAACGCCAGATGTACCATCGCCTGTAGCACCAGTAAAGTCTGCTAAAACTTCTAAATCGGTTGTACCTACATTAGTAGCTTCAGTGTCTAGTGTTCCATGCGTTGTGCCTGTAGCTTTAGTATTAATTCCATTTAAAAAAGCGTCTGCATCAGCAGAAGTTCCAACAGAAATTACAGCAGCTCCAGTATCATCTCCTGCGGTAGTTACATTCAAAATAACATCTATAATCTGTGACTTGGCTGGAACGATTGCAACTCTTTGATTAAGTTGGCTTGCACCTGTGATATTAGGAATCATTGATTGAGCCATAACAACAGAACCAGTGTTAGAAACATTAACACCAATGTCCGTACCAGTTGTTGCAGCTATAAGTCCTGCTTTAATAGGACCAGAAAAAGTAGTTGTACCCATTTTATTTCCTCACATGCGAGTTGTATGTGTCTGTCTGCATGTAGTCAGCTGGAGAACTGTCAGACACAAAGTTAATCTCCAATTGCAGTCTCTCATCCCCTAATGTCCAGAGGAGGAATTCATTAAAGGATGAGATCTGCCGCAACTTATACTCCAGGTGTTCCGAACACGGCCCGAGGGTCTGTCCAACCTACAGTATATCTTTCGGTAGCTTTGTAACGCATGGAGTCCGTTGCAAAGTCACCTTCCATGGATTTCTCTAACCCTCTACGCATTAGAAGTTTTAAACCTTCTGGCGCATCAGTTTGTACCCACCAAGCAGTGTTAGAGGTAATTCTGGAAAGGTTAGCTTGACCATCGCCTAACAAGCCCATTGATTTAACAGGGTTGATGTCGTTGTCAGCTGTTCCAGTTCTCAACACAGACTTGAGCAATGTTTCAGCTTGGAAAACATTGGCTGGGCCAGTAATGATTTGAGTTGGAGTCAATCTTATTCTCTTGCCGTTGTTGTCAACAGCATTTCGAATTTGAATTAACATCTGTTCAAGAGACGTTTGAGACAATGCAGCTGCATTATTTAGAAGATTACTAAAAGTGCCGTTAACAATCGGATGATTGTTTGCACTTAAAGAAACGCCATCACCGCCTGTATATGCGCCGTTGAAAGCTCTATTCATAATGTTAGCTGTTAATGTCTCTTTTGTTTCAATCAAAGATTGAGCGAGATGTTTAGCATAAGTCTGTCCGATACGAATATGATCGCCATCTTCAACCAAGACTTTGGTAAGCGCAAACGCTAAACCATAGACATGGTATAGATATCTTTGAACAAACAAAATACCACCAGATTGGTAAGTAACAGCCATGCCGTCAGGCAATTCAGGTGCTGCCCCGAAACCATAAAGAACTGGTTCTTCATGATAGTTTCTTGGAATACCTTGCTGCTCGCGGAAAATTTCTTTCCACTCATCAGCTCGCTGTTCATAGACTCCGTCAAAAACTTCGTTGAGGATCGGCTCAACGACTGAGCGGAAGTCCGTACTACGCATTGGAGTAGCCATAGTCTAGTCCTCCCCTTATACCGAGTTCACTGCAGCATTATACTGCATTTCATTGATGCGAACTGTAACATTGACATAAGCGTCTGTTAAAGCATTATCAACACCACCAGAAATTCCTGTAATCTGGAATTGACCTTGAGTGGCTTGTATAGCTGTCAATGAAGTTGATGAAAGTCCAACTTGAGTTGACCCTCCAGGCGAGGCAACTGTCCAGTCACACTGTTCTCCGACCGCTGTTTGAACCGTAGTTCCAGCAGATGGATTTGTATACATGACGTCGTAAATGATTGCAGGATCGTCATAGACCCAAGCAATTATTTCAGATCCCGCAGTGCTGGCTGGCCAAAAAGGTGAAAGTGAAGGACGGCCAGTAGAATCATTATACTGACAACCTGCAAAAACACCTAATAAGTTAACTCCACCAACAGTACCTGATCGGGTACCGTCGTTTGTGCCTAATTCAATGACACCAGCATCGGTTAATTTAACGGGATCGCCTTGAAATACGTTTTGAGCGTATCCAGAAGCAATCACGTAGGCTTTCGCCGTGATTCGACCACTGTTGTGGTAGGATGGACGGAAGCCAAATGGTGCACTTGTCGCTGACATAAGTAGCTCCTTTGGTTAATAGATTGTTGCACGTCAGACAAGATCGAATTGACCCTGTCTTTCTTCTCCCAATCCCTTATTACCATCACCCATACTTACGCTACTGCCTGATGCTCTTGCTTGTTCTTCTAAAAAGTCTGCTGTTTCTGTCAACTTACCTTCTTCACGATTTGGCGCATCGTGATGCGCTTCCATCATAAATTTTTCGTAAAGTGACAATGGCAGTTTAAAAGCCAGCATCTCATTAACCCCAATGAAACCTTGCCATTCACCAGTTTTGATAGAAGCATATTCCCAACCAGGAACTTCTTCAGGTTTAACTGGTTCATACCCTAAACGAATACGTTGCTGTATAGAATCACGAGGATTAGTCGTAGTTAGCCAACACATGTGCCAGCCAGGAATGTCTGGTAAGTCCGGAAGACTGGACTGAAATAAATTTTGACGGAACATTTCTACCCGCTCGTCCTCAGTGATTCCCCGATTTTCTGTGGTATTACGATCTACCATCGCACGGTTAGCACGGCCTTCGTCTGCAGATTTCGTTTTTCGTTCGTCTTTCACAATTCGCTCCTTTCAGCGATTAAGTTCATTATGTTTTTAAACATCAAAAAAAGCAAGTTAAAAGTTTTATGCGTTCTCTTTGTCGTATTCAGCATACCTTTTCACGTATTTCATACGCAAAACAGGATCATCCCAAACACCTGCGTCCATCAAAGCCTGTTTTCTCTCAGGGCTGATGTAAACTTCTTTTCTAGTAGAAGCAGGAGCATGCTCTTTGCCTGAACCAACTGCTGGTCCACCTCTAGCTTTGCGAACAGTTTTCTTCGGAGCAACTTCTTCATCAAATTTTTCTGGGATTCTTCTTGCTGCCCGAACTCTCAACTCATCCCAATAATCTTCAGACCTTGGGTTGAATCCTTCGCGAGTCAATGCTTGATCGATTGCCATCACAATAGCCGAATCCTCATCTCTACCTTGAGAATCATACCAAGGATTTTCATCCATGAATTGTTTGGCGTGATACATTGTTTGTTCATCAACTGTAGTAGGTTGTTCTGCTTGTTTAGCAGTGTGCTGTTTTTGTTGATTCAATTGTTGCATTTTAGCTAAAGCTACATCACGGTATTTCATAGCTTTGGCTACGTCTGCCCCATTGCCGTCTTCAACTGCTTTGGCTATAACACGATCTGCCATCTCAGCTTCTTTTTGAGCTTGCGCAATCCGTTGATCAAAATTAGAAACTTCAACTTGCGTAGACTTTTTCTCTTGTGCGGTCAAACGCCTCTCTAAATCATCATTCCTCGATCGAAGAAAATCTAATTCAGTTTTGTCCCTTTTCATTGCTGTTTCTCTGCGAGCTTTTCGTTCAGCTTTTTCTTTGCGTCTTCGCTCGCGGATCGCTTCTCGCTCATCGTCGACCTCATCAACAGTTTCTTCTTGTTGAATCGGTTCGTCCTCTTCTTCCTGTTCAGGTTGTTCTTCTACTACGACCAACTCTTCTTCAGAAGTCTCTTCAATTTCTTCTTCTTCGTCTATTTCTACCATAGTTTCTTCTACAGACATCTCTTATCTCCTTATCAGATAAATGCTTTGATTTTCAATGGGTCTCCAGTTACTTGACCAATGATGTCTAAATCATTGAAAATAACAAACATAGCTTTTTCACCCATAGGCTTGTCGTCTAATGGAACTTCCCAACGATCACCGCCATACTTTGGCACGCGAACAAACTCGCCTTCATTGCACCATTGTCCTTCAGGCCAGCTTTCCATCGTATTCCTGTTTTTAAAGGCCAAAGGACCAACAGAAATAACTTTGCCAACCTGAGTGTTCCATTTTTCTGTATCTTTGGAATCAGTGGTTAAAATGATTCCTCCGGCAGTTTTACTTTTTGCTGTTCTTATTTGAACCAGAATGCGACTACCAAAAGGTTGTATCCCTGCATTAACTGCTGGAAACGCCTCTTTCAATGCATCCTTATAATCCTTTGTCACTATATTTCTCCTCATCCAGAAGTGTTAGAAGTACGTTGATAGCTTCTTCAAATCCAGCCACCATCCCAACGCGATACCCGTACTCAAAGACATCGCGTTCTTGGGGTCGTTTCAAAGCATCAAGCGCAAAGTCTGCCTGACTCTCTTTGAGTTTGTTTAAAAGTTTTTCAGTTACCATTTAAAAACAGAACCACCTTTAGCTTTTTTAGCTGTTTTTGCAGCTTCTTTGAAAGCACTAGCTGTTGGTGCTCCTTCTTGTCCTTTCTTTCTCATTTTCATTTTCTTGCCAGTGGCAGGATCAATCACGCCTTCAGCGACTTTCTGTCGCTTTTTATGTATGTTATCATACAGGCCTGACACTAGACGTTTCCAGTTCTTTTATACTGTTGACGTTGTCCTTGGTATGGACCACCTTTAGCGTAACCTTTGGTTTTCATAGAACCGCCCATGCTCTTTTTGGAAGGTGAGAGAGCTTTAATTAGTGCTTCTCGCTCTCCCTCGCTAATAGAACCACCAAGTTCTCTCTTGATAGCTTTAAGAGCACCGCTAACTGAACCGCCACGAACAGGAGGTTTAGCTTTCATTGAATTTTTAGCATCTAGCATAGCTTTGCGTTCAGAATCACTTATTGCTCCACCGCTTTTGTAGCCTTTGGACTTCATGCCACCTTTTTTGTAACCTTTACTTTTCATCATCATTTTTCTCCTGATATAGATTGTCAAAAACACGATTAACATCCAAAGTGTAGTCCAAATCCGACTTGCTGTAGTGGATGTGTTGTGATGGACGAAACTCTGGTGCTCCTTCTCCCAGCTCAAACCACGCTGGATGCGTAACTCTAACCCTGTTGTTTGGCAAAGCTACTATATTTCCTGTCCATTTTCCGGCATCCAGAAGTTCTAAGACGTGAGACTGCTTGTGTTGAGCAGGATCGTCTCCTATTTCTGAATCAGTGTAATCGACAGTGAAGTAATATTTTGCTGGATAAAGTTCTCCATCAATCTTAGCTATCCAAGGACAAGGCGTGCATCTGTCTAATACATAAACACTATGTGTCCTAGAAGAACAATCCCATGGTTGCGCATCATGAGTTGCCATCGGAACAGGCCATTCATCATAAGCTGTGTCTGCAACTAACGCAGTTATAGGCATTCTTGCCCACATCGCACCACCATGAACATTGGGATCGTTGTTATCATATGTTTCAGCTCCAGTAAAAATCATCTGAAAACTAAGACTCCTACAAGGAATTGTTGTAACTGCAATTGCCATAGCATGAATGAACTCTCCATGGAATTTTTCATGGTTGAAAGTGTACTCTTTTCTGACCCAACACTTGAAATGTGGTATATTACTTTGTAGATACGGCATTTTTCCTCAATTTTGAGCGTATTGCGTCCTTCCAGTCCCTACTTCCGGACACTCCGGCCACACTATAACAAATAAATTTGTGCTTTTCATCAATATTTTCACTATTTTTGACTTTTGCGCTAGCTTTTTGGGTTTCTATCGGGCTAGGTTTTGAAACCTG